ATTCTCCTAGTACTTGTTATTCTTATAGTGATCTTTTTCTTTAATAAAGCCAACTATAACATATCTTATTGGTCCTTCACCAACGTGCTTTACTCCGTGCTCATGCTTTTGATCCCCTGGAAAAAATAATAAATCTCCTGGTTTTGGTCTTAAAGTTACGTCTAAGTTTGGAAAGAAAAGTTCTCCGTCTATATAGTCATCATTTATATAAATAATTGTTGCATATTTAATTGATGGATCTGTGTGTTGATCTGTGTGAGATTTTAATTCTACTCCAGGCTGCATTCTTTGAATTGTTGCAAGACCACTCAGCACAAGTAAAGGGTTTGAGTTTTCAACCATTTCTGACAATCTTTTGTAAAAAATATTGTACTCATCGTGATGTTTTATATTTAAATTTTTATCTGCCCAATTTTCTGTTATTTCAAACTTTCCCTCTGCAACAAGATTGTCAACATCGTCCCTACCAAATTTTTCTAAACAAAAATACTTTAAGTTAGTAAGATACTCTATTTCCCAATCTGCCTGAGATGCTTCATTTATTACACCTAATACAAAGTTTAACTCATCTTTTGTAAAAAAATCTTTAACCCAAAGAATTTCTTCTGTAACTTCTTCAAATATAAAATTATTTTTTGTAAGATTTTCTTTAAATTGTTCAAGCATCTGGAGCTTCCTTAGATTTATATTTATTCCCATCTTTGTCTAACTTCCAACCCTGCTTAAGTAATTCCTGCCACTCAGCTCTTTCAATCTCTTGCTTTGCTCTTGTTTCTTTCATTTCTGCAGCCCAAGCATCACGCAATTCTTGAGGATAGTCAGATTCTTCTCTATCATCCCAGAAAGAACCTATCGTATATCTTACTCCACTTTCAATTAAAGATACTTCGTGCATATTATTGAAGCCTCCGTCAAAAACAGCAAGCATTCCTATTTGTGGTTGAATTTCTATGTCTTGATCTGGAAACCTTAACAGTCCACCCTCAAATTCATCATTTAGGTATAAAAATCCAGCGTACCTACTTCTTGTAAATGCTCCAGAGTTGCCATGCTCATCAGTATTATCAGAATGAACTCTTGCATATGCTCCTGGCTCCCACTTTTGAGTGTGGTATCCAATTTTTGAAATTATTTTTGGATCAAGATCGTGTACTGAAGCAATTGCTTCTGGCATTGCTTTTTCTATATCAGAGAATATAGTTGGACTAAGACCCAAAGCAACAACCTCTTCGTCATTATCTAATGGCAAAACAGAAGAATAAGACTCATAAAAAGATATTGGCATCCAAGATATGCTTCCGCTTTCTGCATGTTTATCTAAAACCTTTACAATTTTAGCAGAAGTTTCTGCATCTAAAAAGTTTTCATAAATAACTATATCTTTTGTAATTCTTTTTTTGTTATTTAAGTTCATGGCTTTCTATCTCCTGTATGCTCTGTTATCTCCCAAAAAAATGGACATGTGTATCTAATACCACTCTTAATCTCTGTTACTCCGTGAATATAGTTTTTATCCCCTGGAAAAAAATACGCTGCACCTTTTTTTGGCTTAAACTTAACACCTTGCAATGGGAAGTATAATTCTCCACCCTCGTAGTCTTCGTTTAAATAAAACAGACTTGAAAGATCATAGTTTGGAAAGTCGTTTGGAAGTCCTGCATCAGGCCCTTCGTGTAATTCTTTGTCTGCGTGTGGTCTTTGAAATTGTCCTGGTAGCCATCTAACGATGGTTGTACCAGTAGGAGTTACCTTTACCTTATAAAACTCTTCCACAATTGGCTTAAGCCTTTGAAACAGGCCTGCAATTACTGGAGCAATTGTTGGATCATTTTTATCTAGAGTTGGACTAGTTGCTACTCTGTCTTTCCAGTATTCAGAGTCATATACTACTGTGCCGTTTTCGTTAACATGGCTCTGAGTTACATCCCAGATTGTCAAAGACTTTGCAGCCTTCTCCAAAAACTCTATCTCTTCTTCTGTCATAAAGTTTTCTAACTCTACGATCATATCTTTGCTATCACCAAACCACCCAGATGGAGTCATTGATGGTTGTCTATATACAATATTGTCTGCATTATTCATAATTAAATTATATCACTCTCTTTGTTTTTTGTGCTATCTTCTACTGACAACTTCAAAACTTTGACCTCATGTTCACCCAATTTTTCTCCTTTTTCATTTACAGCATCCCTATACCAGTCTGTCCACTGTCCAGAAGAGTTAATTACTTGTGCTGCCTCGCCATATAACCTATTTGATTCTTCTCTTTTTCTATTTTCATCTTTATATTCAAATATTTCAATAGATGAGTTATTTAAAACTGACAAAGATATTGGAATAATAGTTGCAATAGGAGTTCCTGCTTTAATCTTTATTTTTTCATTTGACCTTTTTGCTTTAATTGCTAATGGGAGGGGATTGTCAAGAAAAGATGTACTAATCAAATTAGACATTGTTTCAAAATCATTACTAAAATAGTTGACTGGATTAATAGTAAACAAACTAACATCTTTTTCAGTTTTAAATACTAAGCCAGTATTAAAACTAATAGAGGACTGCCCTCTTCCACCATATGACCCATCTGGTGCTTTAATTATTTCAATGTGGTTTGAAGTTTGATCATTTATTCCGTCCCAAATAAACTCAATATCTTCAACACAAAAAATACTCCAGCCAACTACATTTGACTGTGTTACTGGAAAACATCTATATGCGTGACCTTCGGAAGTTGCATCCATCCAGTCTCTTTTTATAGACATTGGAGCAATATCAAATAAACCACCAGGAAATTTTTCAACAGATATCTTAAACATTATTCATTTTCCCATTTAGGGTCATACATTTCTGGTGTATGAAATTTTTTGCTGTAATCTAACATTGTGACAATAGAGTACTTTGTTCCAGAGGTGACTGGCATTGCTTGATGAGGATACATAAAGTTAGATGGAAAAATAAAAAGATCTCCAGCATCTGCTTTAACTTTTAAGTTTTGTAATCTAAAGAAAAGCTCTCCACCTTCATAATCGTCATTTGGATATGCGACTAAGGATACAGTACAGTTATAAGAAAATCCGTGGTCATGATGTTCTCTAAAATGTTGACCTGGACCATACTTAATAAAGTTAAATGCTTCCCAATATTTTAAATTATTTATATTATACATTCTTGAATAGTCTTGAACTGCAGGAAGTTTTACATCGTATAAGTCTTGCCACAAAGATTGTAGGTTTAAGCTGGTCTCACTTGTGTCATTTTCTATATCTGTTTTTTTAAATTTAAAATCGTTACAGTCTCTATATTCTGGCATAAGTTGTTTGTATCCAACATAAGCGGGTTGCCAAGCATACCCAGTCGTGTCCCCCTCTGGCTTAAGGTTAGACTCAATTCTCCCAACAACATCAATCTCTTTTTTTATAACTCCTTTATAGACCCAGATACCATTACCAAGATCTACCTTCTCTGTCCATGTTTGCATTATTTCTCCTATTTATATTCTCGTCTTGACCAAACGTTATTCTTATATACTCCGCCATCTGGCTTACGATAAAACTGCATGTTCTTAACCATTTTATCATAAATTGTAGACTGATCCAATATCTCTATTTTGTGATCCCAGTTTTCTCTTTTAAATGGTAAGACTTGCATATATGGTGTTCCTGCTGGAATAGTTCCTTCCCACCCATCTGCAACAAAAAATGGAAAACTTCCAAGAAGATGAACTTTGTCTGAATCAACCACTCCCGTGGTATTTAAAAATGGAAGATCAAACCTATTCATTGGTGTCATAAATAAAGCACTGTATCCTTCTGGTAGTTCTAATCCCCAGTCAGCAGACCAGGCAAAGTGATACTTGTAGTAGCCAGCAGGATGTTCAAACTGTGGCATTGGTGGTCTTTGAGTACAAAAATCTTGGTACTTTGTATCTTCAACTTTAACATTAATTATTCCTTGAGAATTTTTAAAAAATGTTAAATCACAAGGAGTTTTAAAAACATATCCTGTTGAAAAAGCATCCATAATTGCAGGACACGCTTTCCAAGTAGGAATCTTTCCATAGTCATCAGTTGTTCCTTCTTTTGGAAAAGGACATATTTCTTTTGGTGCTTTATAGTATTCTCCGTTTGGCATTTTAGCAAACCTATCTGCATCTTTATACCATTCAGGAATAGTGCCCTGTGTAGGTCCTGGAAGAGATTTGCTATCTTTGTTTAACCAAGGTC